CTAACGTCAACTGCGACGGCACCGAGCATCAGGTCAATGTCGCCTTTGCCGATGTAATATCCCACTGACATGATTTAGTCCTCTTCGATGGTGTACGGGAGCGGCTGCTCGGGGTGCGGGGGCGGGTTGTTGGCTTTGGTTTCCGGGGCGTGGTGCGCTGGGTGCGTGACCTCCGGTGGCAGGTCCACGTGGATGCCTGCCTTGTGGAGCGCGGCCAGGATCGCCGTGTTCACGGCTTTTTGGTGGTCGATTTCGCGCTGTTGGTGCTGGACGGTTTCCAGGAGGGCGACGGCGAGCAGGTCGTACCGGACGCCATGGATTTTGCCGTCCATCCACTGCACGATTTCGGGGAGGGTTTCGGCGGCCTGCTCTGCGATGAGCCCGTATTCGACGTAGTCGTTGTTGGCGGGCTTGGTGTAGACCACCGGCTTGAGGGCGAGGACACGTTCGGGGGAGATCCGGTGCCTGCGGATGTTCCGTTTGTGGCGGGCCGTGGACACGTTGGTGCCGAAGTGGTAACCGGTGTCGTTGCCCACCCAGAGCGCGTAGAAGCTGGTCCCGGCCACCGGGTTGCTGAATCCGTATTGGGAGCCGTTGGCTTGCCCCACGGCGGACGTGACCTGGGAGCCGCTGATGGATAGGGGGTCGGCCCCTGCGGCGGCGTGCGTGGCGGCGTGCGCGTCGGGCGTCCACTTCTGGTTCCCGGTGTTGTAGGTGCCGGGGATGCCGGAGAGCGTGCCCCACGTGCTCGTCTGGGCGCCTAGCTGCACCCACGTCCCGGAGACGAGGACTTCCGCGCCGTACGTTCCGGCTGCCGTGTGCGTGAGCAGTCCGTAGCGGGCGATCTCGTTGCCCGCCCCGTCGAACATGACGAGCGCGCCGTCCGTGGTTTCGACTCGGGCGACTTCGGCGCCGGCCGGGTTGAAGACGTGGAGGCCGTTCTTATCTGTGGTGAGGCCTTTGCCGCCGTCCTGCCCGGTGGAGGCGTTCAGGAGGATCGGCTGGGTGGAGAGTGCGGTGAGTTGGCGCTGGAGGTTCGCGAGCGTCTGGGTGAGCTCGTAGCCCATGCCGAGGATTCCGTTGACCATGGGGGCTCCTAGAAGACTGGCGGGCGGTTGAGTGTGAGCTGGTAGGTCGGCACACCCTCAGACGGGTAAGTGACGGTGTAGGCGGCGATCCTCCACCACTGCTCAAGGCCGTTCGGGAACCATGGCGAGGGGGGCGAGGAGACGCGCACGTCATCACCGATCTGGAACGAGCCGAGCGGGAGCGGTGCGTAGTCGATGGGGAGCGTGATGACGGGCACGGAGACCGGCCGTCCGAACATCTGAATCAGGCCGTTGCCGAGGGAGTCCAACTGTGTCTGCGAGCTGACCTGGTTGTACTGGTAGACCATCTGCAGCAGTGGTGGCTGGCCGAGCCCGCCCCGGGGCAACGGCGAGTCCTTCACCGATGTTGGTTGCACACCGCCCGAGCCTGCACCGACGACGATGGCCTGGTTGCCTGACTGGGCGGCGTTCGTGGGCCATTGCCAGTCGATGGCTTGGGAGATGTCGATGGTTGCTTGGGATACGGTCTGGTCGCGCCCGCAGCGGGGGGCTGCAATGTTGAATGTGTGGGCGGGTGCGCCGTTCACAAAGCTGTCGGTGATGTAGTAGTCCACACCGCCGGAACCTGGGGTGATGCCCGCGGTGCAGTCCGCGATGATCTGGGCTGCGGTGACGTGCTGGTTCACGGTGTAGGAGGGCGTGATGTCCGGCGGGGGCGAGTTCAGGGCGAGCCGTGGGGTGAGGCGCATGTTCGCGGCGGGCTGGGCCTGCGTGTCCGTGATGACGTTGGACAGCAGCGTGGCCGGGCTGATGGTCGTGTTGTACGACTGTGTGGCCGTGACCTGAGTGAAGTAGCTTGTGAGCGCCTTACCCGCGATTGTCAGCATCGTTTCCTTGCTGGACATGAGCGTGTTCCATGCGATGCCCGAGTATTGGATCGACTCGTCACGGTTCGAAAATGTGACCTTGAAGGGTGTGCCGTCGAGGGCGAGGATGACTTTGGCTTGCTGGGATGCCATGGCGTCGGTGAGATTGATTTTGAGGGAGAACTCGCCGGCGTCGTTCATGCGGACGCTGTAGCTGGGGTCCGTGGCCCGTAGGTGCGTCAGGAGGGTGTTTGTGTTCAGGTCCCAGGCGGTAATGGTGGGGATGATGGCCATGGGGTTGCCCTTCTAGGCGACAGAGTAGGCGGGCAGTGCGTAGCCGGTGAGCTGGGATGTGACGGCGATGGAGTCCGAGGATCCGTAGCCGATGGTGTTGACGCCGGGCAGGAGCCCAAAGAATGAGGTGGTGATGTCGACGGTGTTGTTGCGGTTGACGCCGTTGAGGGTGACGGTCCCGGACTGGCAGTCAACGGCGAGGGTGTCCCCGGCGCCGATGACGATGTTGAGTTTGATTTGCTGCCCGGTGGTCTGGTTGGTGATGATCGGGTAGGACACCGGGCCCGTGATCGTGAAGAACGGTGCTGTGACGTAGGACCCGGTGTTGTTCATCTGGAATGAGCCACCGGACGACGTCCCGAACGTCATGTTGAAGGTGGCGGGGAAATGCGCCCCTGAGGTGGGGTTGGGGAGCCCGCACTGGCCGGTGATGACGGTGTTGTCGTAGAGCAGCCCGTCGGGGCATGACCATTCGGTGCTGATGTCGACCCGCCCGTATTGGAAGTCGGTGTCGACGGGTGCGTTGAAGCGGACGGGGCGGCCGAAGAATATGAGCGGGTTGGCCCGGTTGGGAAGTTGGACCATGCCGGAGTAGATCGACTTGACAGGGCCTGACCCGGACTTCTGGCGGAGGTAGTCGCCGGACATCATGCAGATCGTGGACGGGTCGATGACGTTCTGGTGTGCGGCGGTGACGGACGCGAGTACGGATTCGGTGCTGGCCGCCGTGTTCGTGATCTGGTAGTTGATGGCGATGGTGCGTTTACCAACGAGGTTCAGGCCAGCGAGTGCCCCGTCGCGCTGGCCGCGGTTCACGTCGCCTTGCCGGATCTCGGGGAGGTCACGTAGCCCGGTGATGCTGATCAGGCCAACATCGGTACCGGCCCCGAAGATACTGGACGTGGATGAGACGTAGACCTGGTACTGGGCGAGGGTGACGGCTGCGAATACGACGGCGGGCAAGGCAGCCTCCTATTATGTTTTGGGTACGACAAAGGCCCCCACCACGCGGTGGAGGCCTCGAAAGTGAAGCTAATTCAGTTGGGGAACTTAACCGGTCTTATGTGTCCATTAGGAAAGCGTGGGTACGGTCGGGTTCAATCCTGCGTTGTCGTGTGCTGTGAGCTTCGTGTAGCCGGGTGCCGCCGTGTTAGTGGTCGGGATTGAAACGGCAGTGCCGCCGCCAGCGTCCGTGTAGGAAGTCACGACACCCAGAGATGCGACGAGCGTGTTTTCCGCGCCCGCAGCGATGCCGCGCCAGACCCGGATGCCGGTTGTTCCAACAGGATTGGTCCATGAGAGCGGCTGACTGGACGTGGTGCCCGTCAGAGTCGCGGTAACTTCATTCGAGCCATTGGTTTCACCGGATGGCCCCTGGGCGGTGACCTTCCAGAACGTCGCACCCGCGGCGAGTGTGCCACCGGTTGTGACTGTGACGCCGAGTGTGAGCACGGGCGGCGTCAGCGTGGTGAGTCGGTAGTTCCGCTCATACGTGAGGTCCGACGATGCGACTCCACCGTTCCACAAGGCGGTTATCCGGTCGGTGATGTTGTCTGTGACAACACATTTCATGTTCAGGTTCCCGGACAGCACCCCGACGCCTTGGGCGATTTTGTCATCTACCCTGTTATTCCTGATGAAAACGTAATCCGAGTAGGGTGACGCCGCGTCGTAGACCGTGATGTACTTCCCGAGCATGCTGGCGAGAACTTCCCCGGCAATCAGAGTTACAGTATTCCGGTCGCATGTGTACCGGAGGACGCGTTCGTTGTAGATGACAGGGTTTCCGGTGTTGATGTCGAACGTGAATACGTTGTCGGATATGGCCGTATCTGCTACGTCCCCGGCATTCACAACAGACCCGGCCACGTAGCAGTTGTGGAAGCTGTTGGTGACAACGTTGACGAATTTAGAGGTCGCGCCCATCTCCAGTTTCCCCATGGCACCTGCGGTGGACGCGAAAGAGTTCCCTCGGATGTTGATGTGTTGCGGGTTGTTGCGGAGCAGCACCACAAGGTTTGAGGTGTTGGTCCATGTGCTGCCCGCAACAGTCAGCGCCGTCTTGGTGCGTTCGTAGACGATGGTGTTGTCAAGGAAGTCGATGTAGGTTGACCCGAAGATAGCCGACAGGGCGCCGTTGGCCATGTCTGTGATCGTGTTGCCGGTCGCGGTCGAGTGTGTGCAGTACTCGAAGTCAATGCCAACGTCGGAGCCGCCCGTGACGTGGTTGCCGGCGACGGTGATGTACTGGGAGCGGGTCGAATAGATGCACCCGTTGAGGGTGTCCGGGGTCGTGGACGTGACATGGTTCCCGACAATGGCGATCTTTTCGAGGTTGTATTGCGCCAGGAAATTACTCTGTGTCGAGTCCGCCTGACCTCCATACAGTGTGATCCCGTAAGTGCAGTCGATGACAGTGTTGCCCAGGATGATCCCGTTGCCGTGCATCGTGCTGTCAGCGCCATTAATGAGGATTCCGTAAGCGCCTACTGCATTGACTGTGGAAATGTTGTTCCCGGAGACGGTGAATTTGTCGCACTGATCGATGAGGATTCCACGGAAACCTCCCGAGACGATGTTATTCGCAACAGTGATGCCGGTGCATAGATTCAGACTTATTCCTGACGCGCCACTGACCGTGTTGGACACGGTAAGGCCGGAAACGTTTACGCCGGTCAGGCCGGTGGCGTAGATCTTGTCACTGACCTGCACCGTGCCGTTGGTGAGGATCGGCGCAGACATGGTGAGCCGGCCCGTGATGGCGAGGGTTGCGCCATTGAGGTCCGTGTTCTTTGACATGGTGAATGAGGTGAGCTTGTACGTCTTCCCCGAGTCCAAGACAGATCGGCTTCCGGTGGCAGCGTACATGCTTACAAAAGCAGCAGTATCGTCGGCCACACCATCGCCCACTGCGCCGAACTTTGCGGGCCGAAGGACAGGGACAAAGGTGGCAGAAAGTTGAGCTGCGGTTGCGGATCCTGGGGCGCCGATGAAGTTGGCGACGGCCGCGTCGGTGGGTACACAGTTGATCGTCCACACGTACGTGTGCGCCGGGTCGGTGATCACGACAGCCGAGTTGGTGGCCTGGTTGAACTGGGGGAACACACCCTGCGAACCGGAGTTCAGGATGTTCCCGGGGATGGCCGCGCCGAACGGGTCAGTGATGGCCAACGGGGTGGTGTAACCGGTGTCCGCGGTCGTGTACACCTGAAAAGAGACGTTCTTGACTGCTTGTTTCCCGATAGGGTCCCAAGCGACCGCCGCAGCGAATGTGAAGGTCACGAGGGACCCCTTCCTGTTATTGGGTGCGTAGAGTCCAAGCGACTTCCGCAGCGATCTGCTGGGCCGTGGCGTTGGTCTGCACGCTGATGTTGTTGGTGACGGAACCGCGGGCTTGTGCGGGGGCCTGGATGTTGCCGGACGCGTAACCGGCCGTGTAGGTCGCCCGCATCGCGGCCCCGATGTTCAGGCCCGCGTTGGACGCCTTCAACCACGGCAGGTTCATCGTGGTGGACGGTTCGTTGTTGATGAACTCACCCGAACGGACCTTCAACGGTTTCCCGTCGACCATGGCAAGGATGTTGTCCACGTTCGGTGCCGTGGGTGGGGTGCCCGGGATCATGCCGCCCCCAGCGAAACCCATGATCGACGCGACAGCACCGCCCGTGAAACCGCCGGCCATGCCTCCGGTGTATTTGCCGTAAGCGCTGCCGGAGGCGTACTGGTCGGCGGCCTGCATCGAGTTCACGTGCAGGATCGCCGATGATGCGTCCTGCGCGTGAGACTGCAAGGCTGACACCGCGTTCCATGCGTCCTGTATCGCCTGCGTCCCGTAGAGGTGGACGGACACGTCGACATCTTTGGGGATCGCAAGAACGGCGTCCTTGGTGTCCGAGGCTTTCTGCCGGGCGTAGTCATCCATCCACGTCTTGATGTCCTTGCCCTCAGGGATGCCGAGCACCGAGCGGGCGAGGTCGTCCGCTTTGGTTCCGGTGATGTTCATGCCGTGGGCCGATTCGACGAGGTTGTCGTAGGTTTGCTGAAGCGCCGACTGCACCTTCTGCTGCGCGTCCACGCCGGGCCCGGCCACTGACTTGGCCATGTCCAGTCCGGAGCGCATGACGGCCTCGAACTTGTCGTTCAACGCCTGCCCCGATTCGGAGGTCAGGTTGAAGTCGGTCCCGGTGTCGTTGAGGGCGTTGGAGACGTCCACGTTGGACTTGATGAGCCCGGCGACCGCGGTTCGGGATTCTTCGACGGACTTGTTGAACTTCGAGGTCGCATCACGGGTGCTCAGGGTCGCGAGGCCACTGGCGAGCATCCCGTCCAACACCTTGCCAAGATCCGTCGCAAGCCCATCCGCTGACACGCCGGCGGCGTCCAGTGCGGTTGAGAGGTCCCGCTGCTTCTTCTGGGCGTCCTGCGCGGTTTTAGACGAGTCTGAGGTAGCCTTCGCCGCTTTTGCCATGGCGTCCGGGATCTTACCCCCAGCGAGTTCCACAAGGGCGTCTCCGCTGATGGAGGCCACGCCCGAATCGTGGGCGAGCCGGATGAGCTGGTCCCGGTATGCGGGCATCGCTTCAAGGGCCTTTTGCGCCGAGCCTCCGTTATCCTCGAAGGTCTTGGCGAGCTTCCTGAATGATTCGGCGGCCTGGTCGGCGTGGCCACCGGAGCTCATTTGCGCGAGGGCCTCACCCATGCCCTTGAATCGGTCCTCAACCTTCGTGATTCCGGCCTCACCGAGATGCATGGCCGTTGAGAGCCCGTCAAAGGACTGGTTGAACCGGTCAACGCCATCCTTGTTGACGAGCCGCTTCACAGCGTCGGCCATGTTGTTCACGTCGGCCGGAGCCTGGGAAAACAGGTTCGTGTCCCACTTGGTGAAGATCTCATCAATGCCCTTGGTACTGTCAGCCTGATCGCTGAGGCCGCCGAGGGCGTTGCCAATCTGCTCGATACTGACGTCAGCTTTGGAGTTCGTCATCAACGCGAGGCCTTCGCCAAGCAGCGCGAGTGCCATGGTCGCGGCTTTGATCTTGCCCGGCCAGGTGGAGAGCCCGGCCACTACCTTGTCCAGTGCGGCGCCGGATGTGATCGCCCCAGCCTGCAGCGTCACCCATGAGGCCACCATTTTGGCTACCGACGCGGCCGTCGTGTACGCCATTTTGGTCATCTCGACTGTGGTGGTTATCCCGGCATAGATGAGCTTGGTGGTGTAGGCGGCGATGGACAAAGCGACGGCCCCGCCAAGGATGCCCGCGGCGGCGAGGAGCTGCGGGTTACCCTCCTGGAACCCGTGCACAAGGTCCTTGAACCCGGACACTGCGCCCTTCGCGGACGGGATCAGCGCGGTACCCAGCTCGATGCCAAGATTGGAGACCATTTCCGTGGTCTGGTTCATCTGGACGGAGAGGGTGTCCTGCATGTCAGCCCACGTGGAAATGTCCTCGCCGGTTTTCTTCCCGGCCTCACCGATGGCCTTGATGTTGTTGGTGAACTCGTTGCTGTCGTTCATCAGGAGCATGGTCGCGGCGCGGGCCGCGGTGACGTTACCGAACACGTCGCGCATCGCGGCGTTGTAGGTTTCGACGGTCGGCTTCCCGGCCTTCAGGGAGTCGTTGACGCCCATGTTGGCCTTGTAGAGACCAGCTAGCTGCACGCCGAGTGCGCCGGCCGTACCGCCGTAGCTCTTCGAGCTTTTGGTGTACTTTGCGAGGGTTACGTCCCCGTCGAGGAGGCCCCGTGACAGATCGGCGAGCGGTTTAGGCATTTCCGCGATAATCCGCTGCATCGCCTGTGTGGCGTAGGCGTTGTCCTTCATGGTCTTCTGCAGGACCATGCCGTCCGGGCCCATGTGGTTGAGGATCTGGTCTGAGACGATCTTCAGGGAGCCGGAGAGTCCGCGGTCGCCAAGGTGCTGGGCGAGGTCCAGACTGTCGATACCCATCTGCGACATGGCCGCAGAGGCAAGGTTGTTCGGGCGGACAAGGGACTGGACAAGGTTGGCGAGGTTCTGGGATGACTGCTGCGCGGACTGGCCGTGCTGGGTCATGGTGGCGATGGCGCCGCCGACCTGATCGAAACTGATTTTCGCGGTGGAGGCGATGGGCACAACGGCGGCCATGGAGTTGGCGAAGTCGGTCATCGTCGTTTTCGCTGCACCGGACGCGGCCACAAGCATGTTCGTGACCCGGACGGAGGAGTCGGTCGCTTCCGCCGCGTTGCCCATTTTGTAGCCGTAATCCAGCAGCACGTCGGTGACGGCCTGGGACATGATGGAAAGCTCGACGTTCTCATCCTTGGCACCCTGCGCGGACGCCTTCAACGCAGCCAGACCAGCGGCCCCCCGGTAGCCGGCCTTCTCCATGATGTACATGCCCTCAGACATCTGCTCAGCGGACGTACCAGTACTGGTGGAGATGTCGAGGATGCCCTTACGGACCCCTTCGAGCGCGGACATTTGCTCGCCGCCAGCAGTGACGAGGAGCATCGTGGACTTCTCAAACTTGGCGGCCATTTCGGTGGCGCCCACAGCGATCGCTGCCCCGGCGAGGAGGGTGACGGCCGTGACCTTGCCAGCTATGCCCATCACGGATTTCATGGCAACACTGGTACGACCAGCGGCGACTTCCTGAGCGACTGCAGACTTCTCCGCTGCGACGACCTGCATGTCAGCAGCCTTGGACTGTGCCGCGGCTGCAGCGAGTGCTGAGGCTGCCGCCTTGTCCTGGGCCTGGGTTTCGCGGGCTGCGGCGAGTTCCACGGCGTTCGCTGCGCGGGCTGCTGCGGCTGCCTGCTTGTCGTAGGCGGCTTGCTGTTCCGCGGTCATGACGCCGAGGGATTCGGCTTGCATCTTCGTGGCTTTGGCCTGCGCTTCGGTGGCGCGTGCCTCAGCGGCGATCCGCTTGTCCGCTGCGACGGTCGCGCCCTTCGCCGCGGTTTCGGCCGCGAGGACGGTCTGCTCTGATGCGCGGGTCGCCTCAGCGGCGGCGGTCCTAGCGGCCGCGGCTTCCTTCTGCGCGGCTTTCTCCGTCTCGGTGGCGGTGGCCTTCGCCGAGGCGATGACCTTGCCCTGTTCGGAGATGAACTGTGAGGCGTTGGCCCGCATTTCCATGACGACGGGGGGAAGGAACGACATGGGGGCCTCCGAGGCTTAGTATTTGATGTAGCGGGCCCAGTTGGCGGTGGCGATGGCGCCCATTTCGGCGCGGAGTGTCGCGGCGGCTGGCCCGAAGTAGGGGTAGGCTCCGGTGGGGGCGAGGCCGAGTTCGACGCGGCGCCCGTATTTCATGGTTGGGCCGACCCGGGTGGACCAGATGCCCATGCCGTAGTGGTTGAGGGAGTCGGCCATGATGGAGCGGCGTAGGTTGCCGGTGACGACGTTCGGTTTGTTCCCGCCAACGTGGGGTTGGCCTTTTTTGTGGGAGCCTTCGAAGTTGTTCTGCGCGTCTTTGATGAGGGTCATGGACGCGACTTTGACGTTCGCCGCCGCGGCCGCCTCAGCCTGCTCACCGGCCCGCGTGACGGCCTTTTCGAGGTCTTCGAGCCCGTGCCAGATGAACTCAAGACCTGCCACGGGCGTGCCTAACTGATAGTGGGGGTTTGGTCAGTCCCGAGCGGGGCCTGCTGCGGCGGGGCGTACATCGCTTCGATCCGGATGAGCATTTCGATCACAGATTCCGGGGTGTCCATGTACTCCGTGTAGGTGCCGCCGTAGGTCCGGTGCCACTGGCGGAACCTTAGGAGTTCGAGGTCTTCCGGGTGGAGTTCCGACGCTTTGCGGTCCCCACGGATTGCGTCTTGGAGTTTCCGTGTTCGCCAGTAAAAGAGCCTTTGTCCTCGAGGGTCTCTTTGCCGATTTCGAAGTCTGCTGCGACGTCCGGGTCGCCTATTTTCTGGACTGCGGCGTTCAGCGCGTCAGTAATTTCGGACGGCACATCGAGGAGGTCCTCCCACGTGGCGGGGAGGGGAATGTCGAGGGTCCAGGACTTGAGCCATCCCCATGTGGTGGCGTACTGGAGGTGTTCGAGGGTTTCGGCTTCGTACTGGGTGAGGCGCACGGCGGGGCCGTCGAGGATGGGGTTTTCGTCGACTTCACCAGTGGGTGATTCGACGCGGGACGCTGTGGCGATCTTGGTGAACAGATCGTCGGCGCGGTAGATCAGGGCTTTCGCGGGGATACGCCGGCGGGGGGTGAGTTCGTTGCGGTCGAACAGTTCGGCGGTGCCGCCGGGGATGGTGACTGTGCGGGACATGGGGGATACTCCGGGGATAGAGGGGGTTATGGGTGCGACGGGCGCCCGGTGAAGACGCCCGCCGCGGGTACAACCTGTGGGGTTTAGTACGGGGTGGAGCTGGTGGTGACGATCTTCGCCTGAACCGGGGAGAGCTTCCCGTCGAGCGCGTCCGTCGCATTCATGAGCGCCTTGAAGTTCGACGCGATGGTCGCATACGACGTGTTCGAACCTGCCGGGGCCGCCGAGTCGTAGGCGATCTTCGAGCACTGCAGCACGAGCGGGTGCGCGGAGTCTGCCTGCTGGTTGCAGGACAGGGACAGTGCGGGCTGCACGTTCGTGGTCAGGTTCACAAGGTCAGCGTCCGAGAGGCCCTGGTAGATGGCGTTCAGGGAGCCCGTGACGGACAGTGGCCCGGCGAAAATGGACGACGGGGCGTTCGTACCGTTCAGCGTGCCAACCGGGGTGACGGTGCGCTTGAGGTCGAGGCTGAAGTCCGAGTACCGGTCAGTGGAGACACCAGCGATGCTGATGCCGGCGCTGGAGGGCGGGAACGGCGGCAGGGTCGAGGGCGTGTTCGTCGGGGCGGAGAGGGTCTTGCCGGGCATGCCGATCCATGACGCGTCCACGGTGACCTGGGTGTCGGTTTTGAAGGTGAATTTCAGGTCGGAGAGGATCATGCCGGGGATCTGGATGACGTTGCCGTCGAGCTGGTACAGGAACCCGGTGTAGGATCCCGGCTGGCCCGCGTGGGTGGCGTCGGAGGTGTTGTTCAGGGACAGTGCGTGGACGTTGCCCGCTACGATAGGGGGTGAGCCCGCGCCGAGGGTCGTACCAATGTCCGTGTAGGTGAGGACGACGGCGAGCTTCGCCACAAGGGTGTTCTCGGCGCCGGCCGCGGTGCCGCGGTAGACGTTGTACCCGGCCGCGCCGGTCACGGCAGACCATGTGAGGACCTGCGTGGACGTTGCGCCGGTCAGGGTGGCGGTGACTTCGTTGGAGCCGATACCTTCGCCGCCGGCCGCCGTGGCGGTGACCTTCCAGTACGTGGCCCCGGCGGCGAGTGTGCCGCCCGTGGTGGCTGTTGAGCCGAGTACCAGTGTTGTCGCGGTCAGGGGCGTGACAGTGTCGGTGCCGCCGAGCATGGCGACGAGGTGCGGGAAGATCGAGTCCGCGTAGATCATGGTCTTGTAGGACAGTTCGTCGTGGCGCATGCCCTGTGTCTGGCCGTAGTCGGTGCCCATGTAGCCGCGGAGCGCCTGGTCAACGAGGGGCGTGATCTTGGGTTCCCACTTGGGGGAGTCGACGGGGACCCACATGGTGGGGACGGCGACGGCGACACCGTAGGTCGTTTCTTTGGCGTAGCCGAACCACTGCTGGCTACCCGGCCGGGGAGTTGTTGTCATGTCGGGTTACTTTCGGTTAGGCGGTGGGTTCGGCCGGGGCGGGGGCGCCCTCAGCGGTCATGGTGTCGTGCGCGGGGTCTTCGGTTGGCACGTCGGAGCGGAAGTCAACGACAGGCTCAGGTGCAGGGACTTCTTCTTCGAGCTCCGGGTGGATGTAGGGTTCATCCGTCTGCACGGAGTCGCCCGGCCACGCCTCGAGAGTCGCGCCGTACGGGGGTGTGTCCCGGTCCGCGGGGAGGATGAGGGCGTTCACACCCTGTGAGAGTCCGGCCAGTACCCGCGGGTAAGCTCCGGTGAAGTGGTAGTCGGTCATGTCGGGTTCTCCTAGAACATGGACAGGTAGGACGCGCTCGAAATGGGCGGCGTCTTCGGTTTCGGCGGGCTGATGCGGCGGGGGTGCGTGCTGGGCTTCCGGCCAAGGAACCGGCGGTGCAGGCCGGGCTTGACGTGACGGCCGTGATACTGGCGGCCCTTGAACTTCCGGTGCAGGCCCTTGCGCATGACACGCTTATGCAGGGACTTCTTCCGGCCCTTGAAGATCCGGTGGCCGTGGCGTCCCTTGAGGGCGCGGGCGATGGCGTGGCCCCGTGCGGAGCGTCCCTTGAACGTGCGGTGCCGCCCGGTTTTGCTGGCCCGGGTCTTGGCCCCGGTAACGCCGGCGAGTCGGCGGTGCGTGGACGGGGCACCCTTGCCGCCCTTGACGCCCGCATAGCGTCGGTGATGGTGCCTGCGGACCTGAACCCTGCGCCGGGGGTGCTTGGCCGTCAGCGCCTTACGGCCGGTGCGTCCGCGCCTCGCCATCCGGGAGCGGACGGTAGCCATCAGGCCGGGACCATCTCGGTGACCTTGAAGTCCAGCCGGAACCAGTTGCGGACCTTCCCGCCGCCCTTGTCCCAGACCGGGAACTCCAGGTTCACTTCAATACCCCTGTCCTGGTTGCCGGCCTGCCAGATCGGGAAGCCGTCAACGGAGCCGAAGCCGCGGTCTGATTCGATGCGGGCAATCGCGGCGTCAACCAACGCGTTCCGCCCGTCTACCCACACGTCCTTGCTGGCGACATCCGAGGGTATGAGGTACTGGTAGAGGACAACCAGCGCAACCTGATAGTCCCGCTGCTTCCAGCCGCCATGCTCACCACCCATCGCGATCCGGGATTCGGTGATGTGCTCGACGTGGAGGAACGCGGCAGTTCCGGGCATGCTGTTGGCCTGCCAGTTCTCACCCGTCATCTGCCATGGCACGTCCTTGAATAGGACGGTGATACCGGGGATAGGGGCGAGGAATGACTGAATCTGGTCAATGACGGTCGTCGTACTCACGGACGGTCCTTATGGTTTGGAGGGGGTGCCCCGCCACGTATCCCCACATGAGGGGGCACCCGGAATTGGGGGCCTATGCGGCGCGCATGTAGTCGGAGAGCAGGAACTCCGCGAACTCCATGTCGGAGGCGACGGCCGGCGATTTGGAGCTCACATGTGTGGGCTGGCCATTGACGGACGCGATCTCGATTGCTTCGGAACCGCGGGTCATGATCAGGGACTTGGCGATCAGAATGACGGCCTGTTTGATTTCCTGCGGCATGTTCGTCACCGTGTCCCCGGGCGCGTACGTCCCCACGACGGCTGTGGTGAGGGGGATGAGGGCGTTGGTGGCGAAGTTCGACGGGATATAGGCCGGGTCAACAGTGACGAGCTCGGAGTTGTTCGTGTTCACGAGGTTCAGTTGCTGGCCGGGCATGATCCCGAGCGTCGATGCGACTGTGACCGATGTGGCGCCGGGGCTAGCGGAGGCAAAGAGGGTGGTGTTTACCCAGCCGTTGACGTACTGGACACTGGCGAACTGCTTCCCGGACCAGCGCGACGTGCCGTTGAATGTACTCCCGCCGAGGGGGATGGTCGCGACTTTCTTACCGATCCACACGTTAGACAGGCCGGTGAGGACACCCATCGTGGACGGAGTGTTCCCTACACTGACCCCGGCGACGGCAACGATGGGTGTGAAGTCGAGCGGGACCCGGATGACCGGGCCAAGGTTGGGGTCGTTCTGGATCCGGTAAAACCCGGCCTGCGTGTCAAGGGTCGCGCCCAACACTTTCCGGCACATCTTGTCAGCCACACCGGACGCCCGCTGCAACTGCATCACCAACGCGGCGGCCTGGTGGGCCTGGTTGGAGTCACCCGGAATCAACTGGGAAACATCAACACCCGTCGGTGCGGCCTTGAACTCAGCCGGAGACACATAAATGGACCGGGTCGCGTAGGTCGTCACATTGGGCGCTGGGACAACGGTGCTCGGTGGCACGTTCTGGGTGTAGACGACAGTCAACGTGGCTCCTACTGAAAGGTTTGAAGGGGGTTGAGCGAGTGCCCGCGATGCTCAAAAAGAACACCGCGGGCACGAACTCAGGACATGCTAGGAAGCGGCGATGTTGCTCAGGACTGCTGCGCCCACGGGAGCGCGGTTGATCAGTGCCGAGGTCGAGAACACTTCGCCGTCATCGCGGGGGCCGCCGCCGGCCACGCCGCTGTTGCGGTTGGTGGCGTACTGGTAGTCCTGCACGTCGTCGAGCTGACGCATTTCGAAGACGTTGCTGATGTCAGCCCCTGCGAACGCTGCACCCGAGTCGGACACGCCGAACAGGGTTCCCGGTGCCAGGTGCGGCATCACAACGAGCGGGACGGGGATTCCGCCTGCGGCCTTGTTGATGTAGGAGCCGATGTAGCCGCCGGCTTCGATGTTGTTCCGGCCGCCGCCGTTCGGGGTCAGGAACGTGGTGCCACCGCCAGCCGAGGAGAGCAGGAGCTTGGAGAGGCTCGTAGCTTCCTGTGAGGCGAGGAGGATGCGCGTCGGGGACGCCTGGATCTTGTTGAACACGGTCGTGAACATTGTGTCCAGTTCCGGGATGGACTGCCCGGAAACGGTGAACGTTGCACCGTCGAGGGACTGGAAGGCCGCACCGGAACTGGTACCGGATCCGCGGGTTACGAGGCCCGTTGCGCCGCCGGTTGCGTAGTCACCTGCGAGGGTGGCGAGAAGGCCGTTGAAGTCCGTTGCCTTACCGGACGTGTTCGTGGCCGGAACCGCAGTTGGTGCGGTTCCGTTCAGTCCGGGGATGTTCGGGACGCTGGCGTTCGCCACGGGGATGGACGTGATGGTGACCTTGTTCACGGTCGTGGTGGTGTAGTAGAAACCTGCCACGTACCAGTCGTAGGCCACGGCGCCCGGAATCGCAGTGGCGGTTGCGGTTGCGGAGTTCGTCGCGCCGGCGCCCGTGGTGACACTGCCCTGCGCCGAAGCGTCGGTGGAGCCGCCCCAGTAGAAGTTGGATCCGGTGCGCGCAGCGACCTTGACGTTCACTGCCATGGTCGCGGCGATGGTGCCGCCCGTGGTGGCTGTGGCTGTGGTCGGGGCGGTCGGGGTCGGCAGGTTGAAGACCTGACCGCCGAGGAGCTTACGCTCAATACCGATACGGTACTGGCTCAGGGAGTTGAACACGCCGCGGGCGCGGGCGTCAACGTATCCCTTGGCGAAGTTCTCGGCGTCACGGGTGACCGTGTAGCCGTAGCCGACCTTGCCGTACGGTGCGGACGCGTCGAGCTCGTTCAGCAGGGCCAGTGGTGCGGCGTAGTCGAACGCGGTGCCGGGGTCGGCCTGGAGGTTGGTGATGTCCGTCAGGACCTTCCACTGGGCATACTTCGCACCGGTAGTGGAGCGCTGCCGCGGGATGGAGTCGTAGAATGGGGTGTTGACGGGGATCAGGGAGACAACGCCGGACAGGTCGATGCCGGTCAGTCCAGTGGAGGACGTAACGCCGGTTGTCTGCGCCTTGATCAGGTTGAGGGTTTCGAGGGACTTGTCGTCCATGTTCACGGGGGAACCTTTCGGGGAAAATGGGTGCGCCGAAGTGCCCGCGTTCATACATGCGGGGCTTGGGGTGGCGCGGGGCGTGGTTTAGTTGGAGCCGGTGAAGCGTTCGCGAATGGCAGCGAAGGCGTAGGCCTGCTGGGCATTCGAAAGCGCGGTGGGATCACCGGATTCCTTGGCGATTTCGACGGACTTGGCCAGGTTGGCTAGACCGTCTGTATCTCCGGCGCTGCGCTTGGCAATGCCGGCTGTTCCGGTGGCCCCGTTCAGGACTGGGCTTTTCCGGTCGTCAGGTTCACGCCCGTATGCTTCGACGCGCTCCTTCAGGACTTCGACCATGCTGGCAAGATCAGCGGCGGCCGCGATCTTCTCCACCAACGGGGCGAGGGCCTCTTTGAGCAGTGCGGCAACATCAGGTGCCTGTGTGACGGGTGTTTCAGTCTCCACCGTTTTTTCGACGGGGGACTGGACAGTTTCGGTGCCGGGGATGAGGGCCTCATCGTCGCCGGTCGCTTCTGCGGGTGCGCCGTCTTCGGGCTGCACCTCATCAGCGGCGGACTCTTCGAACGGGGCCTCAGCGGCCTCCTCATCGGGGGACTCAGCAGCCTCCTCAGCGGCGTCGGCGGGGGCCGAGTCAATGACGGTCAGGGCGGAGGGTTTGATGGCGCCCACGAGCCGGCCGGTCGCGTCGTACACGGCCATCATGTTGGCTTTCTCAACCTCCTCCACCGCTTCGGCGGGGGCCACGGCTTCGGCGGCCTTTTCGACGGGGACTACTGTGGTTTCTTCGGCCACGGGGGTTTCCTTTTCAATGGGGGCCTTTTCCGGGGCCGGGAGGGATGCAAGAACTTTTTGGATGGCGTCGGCCGCGTTACGGAGCGCCGATTCGTTCGCGCTGGACAGTGCCCGGCCCGCTTTCAGAACCTCAGCGAGGTCCTCAAACACGGCAAGGTCGGCCGGCGCATCGGTGTCCGCTTCCTTGATCAGGTCACGGACGGTTTCGGCGGAGATGAGTGCGGGGGACTCGGCGGACTTGGCCAGCAGGAAACGGTGCCCGTTCGCAGCCTTCCCAACGAGGTCCACCCGATCAATGTTCACGTCGACAAGTTCATTCATGTCTTCAGGGATCGTGGTCATGGTCAGCTTTCAGGGTTGGGGTTTGGTTTGCGGCGCTTCGCTGTGCCCTGCGGGGAGAATCCGGTAATCTCACCGGACTTGCACAACGCCCAAGTGGGTTCGTCAAGGACCGCGCCGATCAGCCAGTCGCCTTCCTTGACGATCACGCCGTCGCCGAGGTCCCAGTCGGGCGCGCCATCCGGCCACGTGTAAGACGCGACAACGTCTGCGTGGCCCTCAGTGCCGTCCTTATGGAAGAGCCCGATGGAGCGGCGGGTTTTGTTGAACTCCCACGCCGCCTTTTCGAGCTCTTCCTTGGTGAAGTAGTCGCGTGACCCGTCAGCGCCGGTAGCGATGCGCGGATCCGGCCCGGCCTGGTACGCGATGCCGAGCACATAGCGTTGTTCATCGGCCATTGGGTTGTCCTTCGATGTGTGGTGAGGCGGCGCAACGGCAGCGTGGGTGGACGGGTGGTTGTTTGCCGTCGCCGATGTCGTGCGGGTTCTGGTCCTCGAGTGAGAGGCAGGTCGGGCAGGCTCCGGCGGAGGTGACAAGGTCCCACTGTTTGACGCCGAACAGGGCGTACTGGTCCATGGCGGCGTTGGTGAGCATCCGGGCGGTTTCGGTGTGGGCGATCATTTCGGACCGCGCAGGGTCATTGAGGATGTCGTCCAGGGACCGGCCTATCACGTCGGACGGGTCGCCTGCGTTCACGCCGTCAGCGATCCTGTAGGCGAGCCTGTTCACGGTGGTGTCCGTGATGCCATTCAGCGTGATCCCGGCGTCGTTCAGGGCTTCTTTCCAGCCGAGCGCGGTGATCTTGTTCGCGTCGGTCATGCCCGGTTTCCAGTCAGCCCACCCTTTGGGAGTCGTCCCGTCAGCAGTTGGTTCAAAAGCCTGCAACTGGACTTCGGCGGCCATGACACCGACGTTGTACGCGTCAGCCCATGCGTTGGTGAGGACCTGCTCCATCGTGGAGGGCTGAACCGAGCCGTTGAGGACTTCGCGGGCCACTCTCCGGTACACACTCAGTGCGACGTCCCCTACCCCGTCCGTGGCTGTGATGGCCGCGTCAAGGTCCGATGCTTTCCACAGGTCAAGGAGTGAGTCTTTGATCTGCGGCGCCCAGTAGTCGGTGAGTGTGAGGTCCACGGTGTGCTGTGGCGCCATTACCGGGGGGTTGTCCCGCCAGCTAGGCGTACCAGCTTTTGGGCTAGCATCAGTCCCACCGAAAGGTTCATCCTTGGCGAACTCTGCCCGCGCCGTGTCGTTCATGTGCTTGGCGACGGGTTCCGGGATGGATTCGAACTCGAAGTCGCGCCACTTACCGGTCTTGGCCCGCGCCTTCGTGAAGGTCCGGAATTTAGCCAGTTCGATAGCGGAGGCTTTGGCGAGTTCGTCCTTGGGCAGGTCCGCGGCGAGTTCCTGGCGTAGTGCCGGGAATCCGTCGAGGTGTGCCGGGTCGAACCATGCGAGGGTTTCGCCGTCTTCACCGTCTCCGGTGTTGATCGGGATGGACGCCTCATTGGGGACCTTTAAGACGTGGCCGGCATAGTTGCCGTCCGGGGTGATCCACGTTGCGGTGAGTTTGGCGTCTGCCGGGAAGTCGAGCCCGGTTTCTTCCTCCCATTCACGGACGGCCGCGGCCTGCGGGGTTTCGTCCGGGTCGAGGTGGCCGCCGGGGAATTCCCATGTGCCGCCTGCCGGGTCTTCCGGGTCAAGGTACCGCTGGATCATCAGGACGCGGCCGGTGTCGGACGCCTTGACGGCGGCTCCGGCGACGGTCGGTTCGGACTTCTCCAGATCATCGGGCTTGACCATGTCCACGCCAGTGATGCCCGTAGCGGACGTAACACCCGCAGTGAGCTCCTTGGCCACCGTCGCATCCGGCTTGGCGATGGTGCCGGTGTCGGCGTGCTCGTGCTCCCGCTCAGGGAACCGCGGCTCATCCGGGTTGATCGGCGCCCGGTGGAACTCCGGGGAGCCGGGCAACTTGTCCGGCATCAGGCCCGGCGTCCCAGCGAACGGGGCTTCCGGGATCGGCTGGTCATCAGCCGGGGCCTTCGTCTCCGCATCCACCTTGCCGGAAATGGCAAGCAATGAAACGAGGGGAACAAAGCCCTGACGCGGGAGGATGAGTCCACGCGGCACCGGACGCTCATTATCGACCGGCAAACCAAGGATGGTTTCGCGGGCCTCATCTGCGGACTCCATGCCCATCTCGATGTACACCTTGTGCGCCTGCGCCTCAGTGAGGCGGTCTTCCTTGTCCCGGCCCGTGTTCAGCTTCAACTGGACGGGCAGGCCAAGGTCATGCTGAAGGTAGCGGGTCAGGATCGACTCAACAAACCTCACCCACGGGAGCGTGTTGACACGGAACTGCGTGTCAGTCTGCGTCTCCCCAGTCGCACGGTTCACATCATCAGTCAACCCAAGATCCTGCGGCACAACACCAAACGCGCCCGCAACCTTGATAGC